CTTCATCTATTCCAAATGCTAATGAATATGCTATACCTTGATTAAAATGCTTTTCATCTACCCCTTGTCTAATTTGCCACTTATAGCTGTTTTCCGTCTTTAATTCAAGTATATAATAATGACCTTTATATCTTATAATTCCATCACATAAGAATGAGATATTAAGTTCTTTATGATAAAGCTTTGTTTCATTGCCAGTCTTACTTACAATATCTAAATAATCAAGATTTCTTGATTTAACATATTCTGCAACGTCAATATATTCACAATCTATGCCATTATCTTTCATTAACATTATAGCCTTTTGCGTTCTATCATGAATATCTGTACCGCTATTGCATATACCTATCAAGGTATAATTAGAACTTCCATTGTCCTGCTCTGTTCCCGATACCTGATAATACATATTTCTTATACATTGCATTCCACTAGGCTTATACGTCTGTGATGGTTTTCTTTTATATTTATCTTCAGTCATTTCTATTGACCTTTTTAAATCATTTAAAAAATCTCTTTCAACTGGTACTTCTTTATTTACCGAGTCTAACAACCTACAAATATTTTTCATGCTATTCCTCGCCATATTTATTACCCTCCGTTAAAATAGTAGTTAATAAATTAAATGAACTTCCTGTAATCAAATCAAGGGATAAAGCTACTACTAAGCACTTTAATACAATAGTTGTATTCCCATCCATGCAACATAATAACATTAATGTTGCAAAGGCTGATAATGATAATAATATAAAATTGATTATATATAATATTTTGAATATTCTTCTTGATAGTTTGCTCATTACATTTCACCTCGTGCTAATTTATCTAAATGTTTCTGTACTGCTTGTGCTTCTTGATTTAACCAGTCTCGTTTACTTTCAAGTTCCATCGCTTTGCTTGCTGTTGCTGTCATATCATTTATAATTCTCATTCCAAACTTATCATAAAGCATTACTATATCAGCTTTATTTTTAATACATGGGTGAAACGTATAAACGTGTTCAATTTTCTTATAAGTATCGTCTGATACTTCTCTTCCTAATAATGTTTCAAATTCGCATTTCATCATTGTTTTTGTTCTCCTAATATCATGTATTCAAGTCTTACTTAACTTGTTAAATGTAGTATAACATATTATTCTATATTTGTAAAGAACTAATTTCAATAATTTATAAAAAAATTAGTAGTGATTTTATACACTACTAATTTTTATTTGTTACTTTCTTCTTCTACTGCGTGTTGCTCTGCGTTTCCTTGTTACTGTCACTTTCGCCATTATTTATCACCCCACTATCACCTATATAATTAGCATTGCCATCATCGTTCTCTACATCAATTGTATATTCTTCAACTGGCAAGCTGATATACCAAATAAATGTACCAATAGTTGCAAACCATAGCACTAATACTGTTATAAATGCTATAAACCATCGTTTACTTGATATCTTTAATTCTCTGATTATTTCAGTTGCCAATGTTTCCATAATTTCACCTCACTTGTATTTTACTATAAATTTTGTGTTTTGTAAAGTATTAAAGGGTAACATTTTTATGTGTTACCCTTTAAAATATTATGGCTAGTTGTTAGACCTATCATCTTCTAATAATGCAATAATCTGTGTAATTTTATCATCAGTTAATTTTAAACATATTGGATTTCCATAATGAAGTTCAATTGTTTCACCAGTATTAGCTTTTACAAGTGCCCGTAGCATTTCAATATCTACACAACATGTAAATTCCGTAAAATTATCACTTTCAATGTAATCAATTGTTTCAATACCATTACTTGATTTACTGCTTACTTCTAATGCATTTTCAGTAAATGTAAGGTAAATTCCGTTTTTATCATAAGTGCCTACAAATAATGCAAGTCTGTCAATAAGCTGAAGTAATGTATTTTTAGGTAATTTACACATGCTATCAATTTCTGTATCTAACAATCCATTGATTGCGTCTATTGCATAATCATCTATGCCCTCCATTAAAATGCCGTATACTATACAATCGTTTGATTTAATTACGATTACATTATCTTTAATAGATATTTTAACTGTTTTATCTGTAATCACATCTAATAAATTCATTAATTCTGAACTAATTAATATAGGACTGTCGAATAATTTGCTATCTAAACTACAAATTTTATAAGTATCTGTAGCAATTACTTTATTACCTACATAATATCCCATATAGCATGGGAATTCTGATGTTCCTGCAAGTGCTGGCTTTAAAGTGTTTAAAATAGTCTTAATTGTTTCGAGCGCAATCTCGTATTCTACTGAATCTGAACTAAATGTGTCTAGGGGACTTGTTAAATGTGCTGGCTCCCCAGTTTCATCTAACTGTAATTCAATTTTATACTTACCATTTCCCACTACTTCCAATTCACTATCATGTAATTCTAATGTTACATTTTCACAAGTTAATTTAGAAATTAATTTTGAAAACTGTTCTACTGGTACTACCACATAAAAATCATCACCATCAACATTATTTTCTATAACATATAAATAATTAGTTGAATCTGTAGTCATTAATGTTAGTACATTGTCTTTAAGGCTAATTACTAATAAACTTGTTCTCGGTATCATTTTATTATTGCTTGCACCTTTAATTGATTTTGTTACCATTTCTTTTAATTTGTCTGTTTTAATTGTTAATTTCATTTTTAATCCTCCTTAAATAATGATTTGCGTTTAATTGTATGTTGTCTAATTGGTGCTTTCCCGTTTAAACAATTTGCAATAGCAATTCCATATTTATATGCTATCAAACTAGGTACTCCTGAACACCTATTGTACTGTTCATTTAGCGACACGTCACTAGGAAAATAAAAGTCATCTCCAACAGTCTGCAATCGAAGCTCTTCACGCACCGATAATTTTCTAGGGAAATTATCAGAATTGCTTTTTTTTGTCCGTTTAACTTAGGCTCTGGATAACATAAAACTGCGTCTTTATGGGATAGGACTGTTTTAGCGGGCATATCCCAAGATGTTTGTCTACAATTAACTGAAAATGTATCCCGCACTTTAAACTTTTCTGTGTTATGATTTTTGACATCCTCAATAGTTTTATCTCTTAAATCATAAAATGCGTCACGTTGTGTTTTCTTGCCGAACAACAGCGCTCTAGGAACTTCAAATTCATATGGGGTATCATCACGAATTAAAACCATATACACTCTAATTCGCTCCTGAGGCACTCCTAAATCCCAAGAATTAACTAAACTCCAATAGCTATGATAACCATAATTTTCTAATTTCCTAACAAAATCTAAAAATATAGGTAAGCTATCGCCCATAGCAATTCCTGCAACATTTTCAAAAAATAGTGCTTTAGGTTTACACCCTTTAAATAGTCTAATTATCTCAGCTAATAGATCGCCATACTTTTCATCATCTGTTAATCGTCTTGCCCCACATACTGAAAAGGGCTTGCATACCGGTGTTGCAATCATTAAATCGCACTTTGGAATATCATTAACTGTAATCTTTCTAATATCCTCACAAATAGCATGATTGCCAATATTAAGATTATATGTTCGTACCGCGTCACTATCGTTATCAATTCCAAATTGAATATCATACCCAGCGCGCTTAAAACCATAAGCACCAATTCCAGCACCACAGAATAAATCAACTGCAACTAATCCATTCGGCTCTAGCTGTTCAATTGGATATAAATTATTTGATTGCAACATATCCGACAAAATTACACCACCTCCAAAAAACATCGATTTATCTAAAACCTGCTTGTTTTAATAAATCAATATTCCAATCATTTGTAACTGGTACTAATACACCCTCCAATGATAATCGTTTACGTTCAATTTGTACGTCTGTATAACCATTGTGTTTTTTACTTGCATAATAATTTTTAACAAATAATTTATTTATAATATCAGTGTTTCCTAAAACCTTTTCAACCATTATAAACACTCCACTATTACATAACTGATTATAAATATTTTGTATAATCGACTGACGATACTCAATAGGTGTAAATTGTATAGCTAGTATAGATGTTACAGCATTGTAGTAGCTATCTATTGGAAATTCATTACGTAAATCACACTTAATAATATTAACCTTATTAATTGCAATTTCATTTCTAAATCTTTCTCTCGCTTTAGCAAGCATTGGTTCAGAAATATCGCACCCAGTATATGTGCCACGATTATTTAACACCTTTAATAATGTAGATATCATGAGTCCATCAGAACATCCAATATCTAATACGAATATATCTTTTAAATTATAAGTTAAATCATTTATAATATTTGCTGAAGTACTACGCATGACATCGTATTGTGGGATAGAACGTTTTATCATATCCTCAAAGCAATCCGCTACGTGCTCATTAAATTCCCATTTATCGTTTGTGTATACTCCATTAGTATCTTTATTGCTCAAATACTAACTTCCTCTCCGTACCATTGATATGAACAAGCTACATCACATGAGATTGGTATTGTAAACTTATCTCCAGCTGCATCACTCATAAGTTTTGAAAAAATCTCTTTACATTCTTTTGCATTTTCGATAGGGCATTCAGCTAACAATTCATCGTGAATAGGTATTAAAAGTCTAAAACCTAATTCTTTTAATCTTTCATTCGTGCCTATTTTAATCATTGCTAACTTGGACATGTCCGCTGCACTTCCCTGAATTCGTGCATTTACGCATTGTCTTTGTGCATCTGCAATCTTCATACTATTACATTGTATTATTATGCCTTTTTCGTAAGCTTCTTTTACAATATTCTGTACTTGATTGTAACGTACATTGGACAATTTATGCAAATAGTAATCTTGTATATCATATGGTACAATTGTTTCTAATTCGGTGCTAAAATCAAGTAAATCATCATCTTTAGGATATCCATCACGATATCTAAATTCATATTCAGATAATTGTAAATCTGGCAATCGTCTTTTTCTACCCCATAAGGTAGTTACATAACCTTTTTCCCTTGCCATATTTAAACTATCTTGCTCGAACTTAGGGATAGCTGGGAATCCTTGAAACACACTATCTTTAATTGCTTGAGCTTCTTTCTCTGATTTACCAATCTGTTCTGCTATTGACTTTACACCTCTGCCATAATTTATCTCATACACCCTCGATTTCTCGATATTTATTAGGGGGATAGACTATATCATATTCAAATATATTATTTGAACCAGCACTTCGATTTAAGGGATTTTCACCCACTCGTACAAATAGAGCCCTACTCCTGTTGTGGAATTTCACCACCATTGGGATAGTCGTTACACTCGCTACTTTTCCATTTAAATCCATACGCAATATTTTGATAGCCGTTAACAGTTGCATATATATACGATACACTATAGAGGAACGTTTGGCAGTAGTTAAATTATTGACTACAATCCATTTATAGACATCTTCTATTGTATCATATGTTTGCAATATATTGTTTAGAACTTGCAATTCTCATTTTGTTAATAGCCTCGGCAGTATGCTTTTTACCATGGAATGGGTTTAGGTCTCCCATACGCAATTTAGCATTATCAGATAATTTTTTCTTATGGTCATCTGAAAATTTAATGCCCCTTAACTTATCGCTAATTTTTTATTGCGTGCGTTAATAACTTCGTCAGGGGCTGATTTCCACCATTCTTTAGACCTTTTAGATATTTTATCTAAGCTATCAATGGAATGATGTTTTCCTGTAAATCCATCGCTACTGTGTCGCCACACATTATATCCATTAGGTTGTAACGTATTTAACTTATCTATATAATATGTTTCAACGTCCAACCTTATATCATCTGAACATGTGTCTAATAACTCGCAGTAAAAATTTTCAATACCTAATTTATCCATAGCTTCGTGCAATGGTATTGTACGATTCGAATCGTGTATGTGTGCGTTAAACCTATTGACCACACTACAAGTACATTGCCCTACATACTGCATATTATTAACTTTATTTTTAATCACGTATATATTTGCCATATAATCACCTCGTATATAATTATACGAGCATACTATATAAAACGTCAAGTAGAATAGCACGTGATTGTCATAGGTATTGTGTACCCTTAGATTTTCCACGTTAGCAGTTCATCAAGAACCACACCACTTTGTATGTGTTCACTTTGTTTGCTTGTCAAATCACTCCGACAAGGGGCTAATAGTTAACCCAGTAATATTGATTTTGCCTGACTTCTACGTTCTTTGCCAGCTTTGTTTGTAGTTCCATCAGGCCTAAACTCCAAACACTCCTCATAAGGTTTGTTAAATGATAAACTTGCTATCTGTGCGTAGAAGTCTTTACCATCTCTAAATGCCTGCAACATTTTTTCATCGCCACACATCTGCGCCATAACCTTAACTTCTTGCTGACTATAATCGGCTGACATTAGTATATATCCGTCAGTTGCTTTAAAAGATTTTCTAATATCTTTATTATGGCTCGGTATCTGCTGAACATTGGGATTTTGACAACTTACACGCCCTGTATCTGCACCTATGGAGTTATAATTACAATGTATTCTACCATCATACTTAGCATATTCAGGTAAAGCTGTTATAAAAGCCGATATAAGTTTTTGCAACTTTTTATATTTCGATAGTACATTAGTAAATGGAATATTTATTTTTGCTAATATATCTACCCCAGTTCCTCGTGGAGAATGTGTGTCTACAATATCTACTTTTAAAATATCATATAAGAATATTGCAAGCTGTGTAGGTGAATTATAATTAATTGGTGTGCTTAATTTACACTTAGGGTTACTTTGTTTATAACTGTCAATTTCTTTTTGATAACCCTTGCAAATTTCATTTAATTCGTTTTCCTTTTCGCGCAACATTTTTGAATATGTTTCATTTAAAATATCATTATACGTACTGTCAAATTCAATTCCAGTATCTTCCATATCAGCAAATATATCTACACAAGGCATTTCTATATTAAAAAATACCCATGACACATCTTGCAATCCTCTTCTAATACAATCTTCATTATCAGCTGTTAAAAATGGTCTTTGATATTCATACAATTCATAAGTTATTACTGCGTCATGTGCTGCATATAGATAAGCTGTTTGAATTGGTATTTTGTCAAACGATATACCTTTAAACATTTCATCAAATGAAAATGCGTCACCTATTCCATTTAATACATATTTTTGGTGTAACTTTTTTAAACCTTTATCAGGCTCATTTTCATTTAATAACCTACTTGCTAAATAACAATCCCAATAGCATGTTAGATATACCCCTATTTGATTTCTTATTACCCTTATATCAAATTTTGCATTGAACATTATAACTTTAATATTAGTATCTTTTATTCTTTGCATTCCATCTTTTATTACTTCTATAGGCAATTGCCCTTTTATTTTTTCATCAGTAATATATGATATATGATTGATAGGCACATAAGCTGGTTTCATTTCAGGTGTATATATACATAATCCTACTATTTTATCTTGTATAGGGTCTAGTCCAGTAGTTTCTGTATCTATTGATATTATACCATTTAAAATACATTTATCTATATAATTATCGTATATAGATTTATCTTGAATAACTAAATATTCCTCTTTATACTTTCCGAGATTTCTAGCCACTATTGTATTTGCTTGTGTAATTTTTCCAAATACCCCTCCACCACCTTTTATAGTGGGGGTAGAGGTTTTTTGTTTAGTATTTACTTTTTTAGCAATGGTAGTGTCATTATCTCTTCCAGCCCTTGTTGGTATATTAAATAACGGCATTAAAATCTCCTACGTCTATTACCATCTGTATTAGCTGGTGTTCTTCTTGTTGGTTCTTCTTCATCGTTTATTGAACGTCTAGCAGGTCTTTCTTCGTCTGCATTATTACCACTTGGAAATACTCCGTTATCTAACCAATAATTCATTTCATCAGCTGTTTTATTATATACTACTCTACCTAAAACGTTTGGAATTTCAGGTAAATCTTCAAGTGTTGTATCGTCACTTCCAGTTTCATATACTTCGTATGTGGTTGTCTGGTCACCAGCTTTTCCGTTTCGTTCAATTTCAAAAGTATGCGATGCTAAATTCTTATATCTTGAACAGATACTAGCTAACTTAGAACTAAACTTCTTTCCTCTATTCCAAATTTCAACTTGCTTTGTATCTTCGTTGTATAATGGAATAAAGAACTTTGCCTGAGCATATCCTCTATCACCTAATTCACCTCTCTGTGCTGCTTCGCACAATGGGCAATTCTGAATAGGTTCATTATATGCCCTCAAACAATTTACCGGTTTCGCATACTTATCATCAGGACTAACAAAAATGTTATGTACTGACATTGCTTCAACGTCATCAGCACCATTATACATGAATCGTACTCGTGCCACATCTTTGTCATTTTCCAACTTAAAGTAATTAAGTTTTTCTCCGTTGTCTTGTGCTCCATAATTATCAATATCTGATAATCCAAATCTTGCCATAATTTTTTACCTCGTTTCTAAAATATTTATAGTTTGGTGTATCACCGACCTACCCTTTATTGGGTAGGTTTCGTCGCAATTTTCAGCGACTCTTCAGGGAGATTTATTTAAGCAAACCAAACTATCTGTTTGATATAAATATTGTACTACTTATTTAGTTATTTGTCAACAAGTATTTTAAAATAATTTTAATTTCTTTGGTGCCGTTGCTATTCCTTTACAATTTGCTACTGCTTGATTATAATAGCTTTCTTTTAATTCTATACCTACTCCTTTTCTTCCCATTTTTAATGCTTGATATACTTCACTTCCTATTCCTAAAAATGGAGTAAATACTATATCATTAGGATTAGTCCATAGTTCTATACATCTTTCTATCACATCTAACTGTAATGGGCATATATGTTTTTCGTCTTGATGTTCCCTTGCACTCTCTTTCTGCAAAGTGTTTGATTGATTTATATCCATCCAAACTGGACTTGCATAATTCTGCCACTTGCTAACTGGGAATGTTTCGTTTGTATGCTCTATTCGTTCTTCATTTTCACCATCTTTTCTAAATGTAATTATATAATCTGCAATACCTTGTCTGCACATAGCACTATCTTTTTTAATCTGCTTATGCAATAATCCGAGTGCTTTTGTTCTTTGCATTGATACTACTGGGTCTTTCCATATAGTCACTCTTGAATGATATATAAATCCTGCGTCTTGAAACATTTTTATCAACTCACCAGGAAAGTCCGACAATCCTATAAATCCATCACGCTGTTTCTGTGTTGGCAAGTCCATACAATGTACAGATACAAGTCTACCTGACATAAGTATTCTATACAACTCTTTAATGATAAATGAAAACTGATTATAAAACTCTGTTGTATTTCTGCAATTTCCCAAATCCCTAACACTATTTGAATATACATAAAGCTGTGCGAAAGGTGGACTAAAAATAGAATAGTGAATACTATTATCTGGAATAGCTTTCATTATTTCACAACTATCTCCGTTATATAATACAAATCCATTTCCCTCGTATTGGTCTTTACACTTAATATCCATTTTTAATATTCCTCACTTTCTGTCTTTACCCAACTAGGGATTACTACTAACTTATCGGCTATATAGTCCTCTGTTATTTTCATAGTTGAATGTATTTCGTTTTTAAGAATTGATGATGTCCTATCAATCATATTCTGTGACATTCTTTGATGTTGCTCCTCTTTTCGTTTTATGTTATTTAATACACTAATTTCTTTTTGACTTATAATAACATATACATTTACTTCTTCCGTCTGCCCAAAACGATAACATCTTCGTATTGCTTGATAAAATCGTTCAAAGCTATCTGAAATCCCACAAAATATCATATTATGACACTTTTGAAAGTTCATTCCAAATCCACAAATAGATGGCTTGCTAACAAGATATTTTATATCACCATTTGCAAATCCTAACATTGCATTTTCTTTATGTTCATCACTATCTGAACCCGTTACTTCTGTTATTTCAAACTGTTTAGCTATTGATGTACTTTCGTCATTATAATCTACCCAAATTAAACAACTATCCATATCTTTTAACAATCCACCTACAACAGATATTCTATCTTGCATACTGTCTTTTCTTGCTTGTCTGCGTTCTTGTAATGTTTGTGCTACTGACGGAAGTAATGCACCTTTATCAGCTTTACTATCAACTATAATATGCTCTATATTTAATTTTGTTAAATTATATCTTTCATCTGGATAACCTATATCGGCTGGATTTTTAACAACCATTGCCCAAGTTGCAAGCCACTCCCAAAACTTACTCTCTGCGTGTCGCTTCATTCTCCATTGACTTTCCTTTGTGTCATTGATAAAAAATGTTGCAAGCATTTCTGTTCGTGACATAATATTTAAGAAATCAGAATGAGTACCTAACTCTTGATAATCATTAGGTGATGGAGTGGCAGTACATGCTAACTTATATTTTGTAAATCTAAATGCTTCAATTATTTCTGCACTCAT